TAATGTTTTAGCAATACCGTTCTCCACTCGGAGTATGTTATAACTATGCGCTAAAACTCTAAGTTCTCTTTGTGCTGTATGATCAGGTATTACTTTAAGTTTTAATATTTGATCTTTAATCATACTAAAATTTTTCTGACCTGTTGGGTACCAACGTTCAGGTTCGAGTGCAAAACTGTATGAATAATACCTTCTAAAAAGTTGTGTTCGTGAATGATGTATACCACTTTGTATAGCGCGTAAATTTATAACATTACCTGTTTTTTCGTTTAAAATTGTATTATCATCGAGTATTAGTTCTAAACTTGTTAAATGTTCATAATTAATATATTCTCCGTCATACAATTGAAACTGAGAATCGTAATCAAAATTGGTAACAAAGTGACCATCAATAACCTTTCTAATTCTTTGAATTATAAAAAATAACTCTTTTATGGGATTTTTAAAATTAAGGTTATGTTTAACATCAACTATAGAATCTATATTAGGATCTTGTGGTATTACTTGTTTACTTTCTTGTATTTGCGTAATAATATAATCTTTACTGGTATTTATGAACTGTTCTTTTTCCTGTTCATTTAGAGAAATCATTTCTACATTTATTTTTGTATTTTGTATGAGTCCCTTTGTTGTTACATAGTCTCCTAAGTAAACTACATTAGTATCATCAGCTGGAGTGCTAGAATGGTGGCCAAATACACAATCACCACGTTTTCTAAGTTTAATAACAATTTCAATTTCCTGTTTTTTTATTGCACAAATGGGAATAGCAAGTTCGGGGTTATTATAGAAATAAAAGGGTATATCAACTAAAAATTTCTGTTTTTGTGTTGCAAATCCTAAATACCCAGAAATTATGTTATCGCATACAGGTGTACCTGATAATTCTAAAGGTGGTTTTCCAATAAGTTTTGATAAGTTATTCTGTTTTGTTTGTGTAACATAATTATCGGAGTATATAGCTAAGAAATCACTTGGTATATGTTGTACAACTTCTCCACCTATGATAAGTTCTGCGTATTCTATTATAGCATGTCCTATAGACTCAACATACCCAATACCTGCTATACCACCTAATAAGTTTTGTTGTATTTCCGATAATTCGAATTTTAAGCTTACTGTTTTTAAAAGGTCACCTTGGTTTTGGGGGATGGTACACCTTATGGTATTACCGAATTCAACTTCGCTTTCAACGTCTAAATCGACAAAGAATGGTGCAAAATTAGAGTGTTTTTGAAAATTCTTTATGAAATAGGTATACTCTGGATCATCGGTAAAAAAAGCGTCCTGTGGACCAGATGTTTCTAATTGAACACGACCAGCCATTACTATTATAGATGACTAAAATTTTAAACCACCAAGTCCGCTTTCAACGTGTAAAACATTATAGTTAACTGCATACACGTAAACTTTGTGTTCAAAACTTGAATCTGGACTATCGAGTTCTATTTCTATAAAATTGTGTGCAATTCTACTCATGTTAACTTGTCCTGTTGGGTAGTACGTTTCTGGTTTTAGTGAAAAACTGTATACACCGAAGTTATTTTCCGTAGTTCCCGTGTAGTATTTTAGAGGTTGTTCATAGCTTAGCATCAAATTATCGGCGTCTATAATTGTATTATTGTTAAATTTCATTATAACATGTTTAATTGGGTTGTATTTAAATACATCGTCGCTTTTAGCTATAAAAAACATTTCCTTAACGGGATTTTTAAAGTTAAGCATACCAGACTTTTTTGTTTCTCCAGCTTTCATTTTGAATTGTGACATTTGAAGTTGTGTTATAACATATTCGATTGGTCGCGATAATAAGAAATTCTTTTCGTTTTCGGTTATATAAAAGAAATCTGTTACCAATGAAACTTTTTTAATTGAAGATGATACGTCTGAAGGTGGATCTTCTATAGCTCCGGATGAAGTAGTGTACGTTACAGTTATATCCTCCAGTTTTCTAAACTTTATTTCAATTTCAACGAGTTGTTTTGTTAGAGCACATACAGGTAAAGCTAAACTTGGATGTCTAAAAAAGTAAAACGGTAACATTACACTATAATCCCAATCGTAAGAAACAGATATATAATCATCGTGACCAGATAAAAAATAAAGACTTTGGTCGGTATCATCGTGATTATTGTGTATTTGGTTATACATGTAAATATAATCACCCGTTATACGTTCAATAGTTTGACCTCCTATACGTAAATCGGCGTATTCTATTATACGAGAACCTATAGATTTATTGTATCTAATATCTTTACCACTAGATACAGTCCCCGTGGGTTGAGGTAAAGTAAATTTAAGCATCATACTTCGGATAAGATCACCTTTATTAGCTGGTATACGACACTCTAGCGACGTATCAAAGTTAGGTTCACCATCAAAAGGCGTTTCTACAGCTTCTATGGCGAATTTAGTGTGTCTTTTAAAATTTACCAGGAAATACGAAAATTCGGGTTCCCCCGTAAGCCATTGGTCCTGGATACCTGTGACAGCAAGGTTTATTCTACCAGACATTCTTACTCTATGTGAGTAAAATTTTATAAAATAAAACGAGGCGTTAGAGTAGATGAATCTTCAACTTCGGAAATTCAAACCCGAAAACATGGCCGATGATAAGGTGTGTGTATTTATAGGAAAACGTAATACGGGTAAATCAACACTTGTTACTGATATCCTGTATCATAAAAAACATTTACCAGCAGGAATAGTTTTATCAGCAACTGAGGAAGGCAATCATTATTATCAACAATATATACCCGACCTTTTCATATACGGTGATTACGATAGAGAAGCTATAGAACGTGTTATGGATAGACAAAAGAAGCTTGTAGGTGCAGGTAAAACAAATTGTGGCGCGTTTCTGTTATTAGACGATTGTATGTACGATTCAAAATTCATGAAAGATACGTGTATTCGCCAATGCTTTATGAATGGTCGTCACTGGAAGATATTTTTCATGTTAACTATGCAATATTGTATGGATCTACCACCTGCTCTTAGGGCAAACGTCGATTACGTGTTTATTCTTCGTGAAAATATAATTCAAAACCGTGAGAAGTTGTATAAATCCTTTTTCGGTATTTTTCCAACGTTTGAGATGTTTAACAAGGTAATGGACTCGTGTACGGAGAATTACGAGTGTTTAGTTTTAGATAATACATCAAAGAGTAATAGAATAGAAGATTGTGTTTTTTGGTACAAGGCAACTTTACGTAAAAACTTTAAGGTCGGTGCACCTCAGTATTGGCAAACACATAAAAAGATGTTTAATCCAAGACATGGTAATATGAAAGTAGGTGATCGTAATGCAGTTAAAAAGACGACTGCATTAAAAGTTATTAAGAAGAAATGATACGACTTTTTTCTAGACGATTAAGTTCAGCGTTAAACATATTTCCAATGCCAGCACCGGCTCTTATACCTCCGTATAAATCCAAAAATAAACAAAGTGAAATTTATACAGAGCATTATAAAGAAAAAACGAATATGAACGATGACGATGGGTATCGTGTATTGATTGATGTGTGTCATGAAACACAAACAGTTTATATAGATCACGACATGTCTAGTTACGACGAACTAAACGATTTACCTAGAATTATTAAAACGTTCGGGTGTTTATACCCGAATTATACCTTACGACAATAACCCAGGGTAAAATGCGTAAACACAAACAAACGAAAAACCCATGTATAATATATGACGGACGTTTATACAATGAATCTTTCTGAAAATTCGGACGGTATGGTTAATTTAAATAATAACAAATCGACTAATTTTATTGCGAATGACGAAACAAATTCTTTACCCCCACCTACATTTTCTCCTCCTCAACAACAACAAATGCCGAGTATTCCCCTTGAAAAAAATCTAAGTGAAAATAAACAGATAATGGATTCTACATCAATTTCCGATATAATGGGACAACCAGAAGCACCACTCGAACCACCTATGATGGCACAGGATCCTCGCATGACACAAATGCAAATGCAAGCACCAATGATGCAAGCACAAGCGCAACCACAAGTGCAACCACAAGCGCAATCAAATGAAAGTAACGGTAACAGTAATCCATTTAATTTAACGGATGAACAGTTTCAAGTTCTCGTCGTCGCGGTTTGTACTGCGATAGCAATTAGTAAGCCAGTTCAAGAAAAACTTGCGAACTTCGTACCATCGTTTCTTAACGACCAAGGGAACCGAAGTATGGTTGGTTTAGCGTCAACTGGTGTAGCTGCCGCAGCTGTATTTTATATTATTAAGAAATACACTTAACCAGATGTATTAATAGAATTTGCAAAAAATCCTTCTAATCCTTTATCTCTTGTTAAGATAGGATAAGCAAGAAGCATACCAATTACAAACCCAGTTACGCGAAGTGAATAGACAATACCTGTACTTCTCGCATCTTTCCCGTAATTCTTATAGTGTTCTTGTATTTTCTTATCGAAAACTTGTGTAACAAGTATAGCAAAAAGGTACGCTAAGAACGATATCACGACAAGACCCTGGAAGTCAAGTGACGCGTACCCGAAAAATGCACCACCTTTCATTAACCTATTAATGAAAATGGGCGCGATTAAATGTAGGAGTGTCATGTTAAACCAATAGTTATCGAAGAGTAATGGGGAAGTGTTCATACCCATGAGAAGGGTCCAAAGAAAGACAGATGTACCAAGACCTTTATACGTTATTCCGTTTTCGGACATTATTATTTAATAGTAACAAAGATTATTTATCCTGTACATACTTATTACAAAACTTAGTTTTCTTTGAAATTTCTTCGTATATACCTAATTGTATACACATTTTCCTTAATTCTTTAAAATTTTTCCAATACTCTTTACTATGTGAATATTCATCTACTGTAGAGTGTGCAAGTTCATGTAAAAGAACGTGGAAAATTTCGTTCGAATCACCGTCTATACACAAACCTATTTCGTTACCCTTATCTGTATTATAGCCTACGGCTCCTCTAGCAATATTGTAATGTGCTGTTATAGGTACTTCTGATTGTAACATTTCAAACTTTTTATTATCGGTTTCTATGAGGTGTTCCCTGAGAATTCGATACTTTTCGCGAACCTCTGTTAATTCTTTTGGTTCTTTTGTATTGATGAATATGCGTATATTTATGATAAGAAGGAGTAACGCGAGTATCATCTTATCATAAACATACATAAAAATGTATCATAACAATTTTACTAAATTTAATTTTTTGTGTAAGCGTAATGGTCACCTTCCCAATCTATACCGGATGATGATCCCAGCCCATACAAATTACATTCTGATTTTTTATAGTTCCAATCAACTGCTTCGCACTCTGGTCTTATCGAGCATTCCCACATACAGCCTACTTCCCGATTTCTGACGTCCACTTCTGAATTGTGCCGAGACGAATACCCGACGTACCCAGTATCCTTATCCAACGAATAATTTTTATTGATTTCTCTGTATTCGTGTTTCGTGTAAGTCACATCGTTTGGATCTACTTCTAGATCAATTTTGTCCTTTTTATAGTAATATTTTTGCCAACTACTCTCACTTATATCTGTTAAAACACCACTACTCAAAAAACACATAGTCGTGTTTGTTTGTTGATCCCTACTAAATCCAACACAATTTTCCCAACTATCACATACATTTTTACAATCAGTTACAGTACCAATCACCTTAGATTCAGATTTTGTAGCTTCTGTTTCACCAGTTTCACTATTTACATATAATTTATCTACAATACCAAATTTATCACCATATTCCGATTTCTTATAGCACCTTCCCTGGGTTAAAGTACCATCATCGCACGAGGTATCCCCCCAAAGTGTATATCCAGTATCACACGTAGGTGTACACGTATCACGGTCTTCGAGTACAGATGTACAAGTACCCGCATCTATAGCATTAGTTGGTACCGCAGACGCATCACAAGATTCGCCTTTAGGACGTTCTATTTCATATATATGTGTTTTTCGAAGATAGTTTGTATTTTTGTTTTCTTCAATATTATCAGAATTTGCTTCAACACCTGAAAAAGAACAAGTACGATTGTTTTCAGGAGAATAAATTATAGATTTACATTTATCCATAATATCACATTGAGTTTTACAAGTGTTGATCTCCCATAATGTAGTTCTCGCTGTTGCTGAGTTGTCAGTGACCGTGTTAAATTTATTGCTACGGTCTATTTTTGGGTTAGCATTTGTTGGTAACCCAGCATCAATCCAAATATTGGTTACATCGTTTTTAAATTTCGTTTTTTCATGTAAAATCCAACGTGACGGTGGTGTGTCCGTTGTGGAAGTTCCATTTGTAATATCATACGTGTATTCTACATGTTCAGGGTATTTTACATCACCTCCATTAAATTCGTCTGTAATCTTTGTGGTACCATTTTCTTTTATTATCCAACCAGGTACATATTGAGGTTGGTAATATACTATTTTTATTTTTTCGATTTGTTTATCGGATCCTATAGTAAATATCTTATCATCTACATCGTACGATGTGTTCCACGATGAATAATCTGTATCTCTATTAAACATGTTATCCGAATTATTAGGTGTTTTGTGTAGAAAAGTCTGGTCCTTTGTTAATAATTCACCATCAATTTCTATATATTCAATACGTGGACCAACTACCGACGTTTGTATTTTCATGATAAATTCGTATTGGTAAAGAAAACAAGTTGCAACTTTTATTAAATCACCGAGATAACACTTTGTTATTCCCGAGCGTGTATATCCACTTGCACACGTAGGTGTACATGAATCATCGCTCGCGAGTTCAGGTGGGCAATTTACAGAAGTATTCTTTGTTGCCGAAGACGCATCACAAGTACTTGGTTCACACGACGCAAGGGTCAATGTTCCCGCCGAACACGATGTTTTTCCTGAGAGTGTATATCCATCATCACACGTAGGTGTACACGTACCATCGTGGGCGAGTTCAGTTGGGCAATCAGTACCCGCATCACCGTGCGTTGGATCCTTCATAGTACAAGGATCGGGTAAACACTCTGCCTTTGTTAAAACACCTAAAGAACACGATGTAGTACTTTTCGTAGTTGAGAGTGTATATCCATCGTTACATATAGGTGTACACGCATCATTGTGGGCGAGTTCAGATGTACAATTACCTACAACGCCGTTATCTGGTGGCGTAGACGCGTCACAGGATGAGGGTTCACATGTTTGTTTGGCCAAGACTCCTAAGTAACACTTTGTTTGTCCTGTGATTGATTCTGTGGCTGGTGCTGTGAGTGTATATCCATTATCACACTCAAAGTCACACGTAACGCCTGAATTCATTTTTGTTGTTGTTATATTAGCACAAGTGCCTAATTTACCATTATCCGGTTTCGACGGTGGATCACACGAATCAGATATACACTCTGTATCTATTGTTAACTGACCATAAGAACACGATACAGTTTTTCTATCTTTTGAGAGTGTATATCCATCTAAACACGTAGGTGTACACGTCCCTCCATGGGCGAGTTCCGCATCACAATTGGTATAGTCAACCCCCACTCGTGCTGTGTCCTTGTCATTCGGATCTATAGTACAAGAACTAGGTTTACATATTGAATATGTCATTTCCCCATTCAAACACGTTGACTTCCCTGGCATTGTATACCCACTAGGACAAGTCTGTGTACATGATTCACCACTCGGGAGATCATATCCACAATTGCCAATACCACTCCACCACCTACCGGACAATTTACCTTCAGCCGTGTCCGTGCCAGGATTATCAGAAACTGGTTGTGGGTGTCTCGCATTACAACTTTTGGGTTTACACGTTGACGGTGTTAAAACACCGAAAGAACACGATGTCTTTCCCGAGAGTTTATACCCAGGATTACATGCAGGTGTACATGTTGAACCACTCGCGAGTTCAGATGTACAATCACCTACACCACCATAATCTGGTGGCGTAGACGCATTACAAGCATTGGGTAAACACAACGCTGATGTTAAGTTACCGAGATGACACGAAGTCGTGTTTGAACCATCGGGTGACCATGCTGTATACCCAGTATCACACGTAGGTATACATGTTGAACCACTCGCGAGTGTTGATGTACAATCACCTACACCACCGTTCGTTGGTGCTATAGACGCATCGCATGTATTTGTCGAATCAGTATTATCCTGTTTAGAATTTGACTCTGGTGTGGTATCATCATCGTCATTTTCATAATCTATTTCCGTAATATCATCATCTCCTGATAATAAGTACCAACTCGTAAATACGGTAAAAAAAGTAATTATTACAAAAACAACTATTAATGACGTATTATTTGATTTATTATTATTGATCAATAAATTCCTAATATTAAATGTCATTGTTATAATACTCTTATATTTTTTATAATACATGAAACAAAATATTAGGAAAAGGTATATGAGTAACAACAATCGACGAGTCAGGCGAAGACTTAATGTTCCTTTAAACCTTACTAATTACAGTAAAAATACTAAGCATATGTATATACACCACAGAAGTGTTAATAACAACTTCCCCTCGGAATATACTAATTTACCAAGAGAAATTGGTTCATTTACACGACTCGAATCACTTAGTTTAACGGGGCATAGACTTACCTCGTTACCAAAAGAGATCGGTCTTTGTACAAACCTTAAAAGACTTGAAGTGATGTTTTGTAACTTAGAATCGTTACCAAAAGAGATCGGTAACCTTAAAAAACTCGAAGAACTTGAATTAAATGGTAATAAGCTACGTACTTTACCAAAAGAGATCGGTCTTTGTAAAAACCTTAAGAGAATTGTGTTGGATGAAAATATCATGGAATCGTTACCAAAAGAGATCGGTGACCTTAAAAAACTCGAAAAAATTTACATAAGGGCTGATATAGGATCTGTTCAAAATTTAACCTCGTTACCAAAAGAGATCGGTCTTTGTACAAACCTTAAAGATCTTTATTTAGCTCGTAGTAAATTAACCTCGATACCAAAAGAGATAGGCGACCTTAAAAATCTTGAATTTCTTGGTTTGTACGAGAATAAATTAACCTCGATACCAAAAGAGATTGGTCTTTGTAAAAAACTTAAATATCTTGGTTTGTCATGGAATAATTTAACCTCGTTACCAAAAGAGATCGAAGACCTTCCCAAACTCAGAATACTTGAATTGTATAATAACCCAAGACTTAAAGGTATATCGTCAGAACTTAGAAAGAGAGAATTAAATATTAAGAAAAACTATAGTACTAAATTTATAAATTATAAATATTATACGAACCAATTGTCCACTGTAACTGTTAAACGAAAAAATTTACCTCGTTTACCACCAAACATCCGCGAAAATATCGCACGAAAAGTTAATACAAAACCCAAGGCAAAAACCGAAGCTAACAAAATGAATGTAGCAAGGTCGAGTTTAAAAGCTTATAACAATAAACAGAAAGTATTAACTCGTCGCGCGGAGAACTTGATAAACAAACGACAAACACAAAGGGCCAAGGCCCAAAAAGCAATGAATAACGCGAATAAAGCAATCAATAACCTTAATAAAATTAATAATAATTTTACAATGGTTGTATCTAAAGTTCATAACAATACTACCTCAACAAAATTAATAAAAAAAATGAATAATAATAACTAATCATTTCTTATACACAAACCTAAATTTACTATACAAATCCGAAACCGGGTTCCCTTTAAGATCTTCCCACAGTGTTAAAGTAAACCCCAAATCTTCCATGCGTGTAAACAACATATCCTTGTGCGCTATAGGTTCGACTTTAGGTCCACTCGCGTAATACGGTGTATCTGCTAAGTGGACGTATAACTTTTCACCGAACCTACCCGAACTCGTATGTTTCATTAGAAAATAGTTTCCTAACTCGTCTTTTACGGGCGTATTCATTATAATCTTATCGGAATTCGGTATGATTCCTATGAATTGACCCCCGGGTTTCATTCTATTCTTAATTGCTAATAAAGACGTCTCGAATAACGTGTTTGTTTCGAATATATAGTGTAACGAAAAGTTATAACATACGACGTCGTATTTCCTATGCGGACACGCGAATATGTCACCTTCGTAAAAATTAACGCGTATTTTCATATTCTTAGCACGTGACTTAGCCTCCCTAAGTGAGTCTGTGTTTGGTTCACACATGCTTATATTTGCCCCAGCGTGTCGCCACTTTTGGAGATCACCACCGAATCCACATCCTACATCCAAAATACTATCGCCTTCGCGGGTAGCCGATTGGATGAGGAGACGCTTGGACTCGTTATGGTACTTGCGTATCTCCTCCATTTATTTAATTTATTTTTTCTTTTTTAAATGGGTTACTAAGGTTTAAAATCTCAGACTATATAAATGACTAAAAAGGAAATTACAAATTCGTCAAAACCTAAAAAATCTACCATGTTAGCGCATACCAAAACAAAATTAAAAAAGGGTAACCAAGAATCTGCGACTAAACCTAACCCTAAACCTAAATCTAATAAACTTGTGACAGTTTCGTTAAATAGTTTATTGAAAATGAGTCCTAAATCACCATCACCAATGAAAGGAACACAGAACTTGCGCGATAATTATAACAAAAAGTATGGTAACCAAGTACCAAATTATTCGAAAAATGTAAAAAAATAATAGTAGTTTATATAAATGGTATCTCTACGTAATACCATTCAAATGGAAATGAATAAAGCGGGTGAAAAGATTAAGAGAATAGATGAAGGTAAGCGAATGACTAATGAAATCAAGGAAAGAAAAATACAAAAAATAGTAGATGCTTATCGTCGTAAGGTAAAGAATTTGGAAAACGAATTCGCGAGAAGGAAGAGAAATCACAAAAATAATATAAAAAATTTTACTAAAAAATAATAGTAGTTTATATAAATGCCCCCTAAAAAGAAGTATGAAACTCGCATAGACACCAAACGAAACTTGTTACAAAATTTTAACCAAGTTTCCAACAACAAAAAACCAAAAAACGAACAAGAAAAACCAAAAAACGAACAAGAAAAATCTAAAACGAAAGAGACCACAATGAATCACCTTCTAAAAGCAATGGAAAAAATAAGGTCAAAAAAACGGAATTCCAATTCCAATTCCAATTCCAGTACCAAAAAATCAAAATCATTATCACCATTACCATTTAAAATGGTACCAAAAAGGAATTATCATAAGACGAATGTTCCTAACGTTATTGTACAAAACAGGGTTAGAAAGGAAGGGGGTATGTTAAATTCTTTACCGAATAAATATTTTCGTTCCAAATCAAATTCAAATTCAAATAACGAAAACCTTTCTCTCAAACAGTTACAGGAAAAATACTCAAAACTTCAAAAAAAACTTGAAAAACTTGCACCAAATAACGACGGACAGATATGGATAATGGAAGAATTATTAAACTTGAGTTTGAAAATATTTGAAAAGCAAAAGTCAAAAAGTAAAAAAACTAGATTTAACAAGGAAAAAACACCAAGTCCAGTAAAATCAAAAGCTAAAAAGTAAAAAACAATGACGAGTAGGATAAATAATATTAGTTTATATAAATGGAAACTGAAGATAAGAAGTGTGACGATACACAACCCGTTGCAAACTGGAAGTGTATATGGTTGACGTTAACATTAGCCGGTGGGTACTGGTTTTTACCTCATAAAAACAAGTGGGTCCTTCTAGGACTCTTATATTTTCCGTACATAGCACTCGCATACTACGACCACTGGTATACGTGTAAACGTAACCTCGGACCAACGTACCTCGCGATGTTTTACCACTGGATAAAACCTCAAGATTCGGAACAAATAGTCAAGTATAAGAACTGGTGTCCCGAAATTAGAAATAGAGTTCTTTTTGTAGATACTGTTATATTACTCGGGTGTTTAGTCGCTTTACCATCGTTCCTTAAATGGTAACCTAAGTAAAAACAGGCTTAAAAAAAAAGTACTAAGTAAACATATAAAACAATGACAACTCTCGAACAAGATTATACGACCGTACCGGGTCAATTATACGCGTGTCTTTCCGTCGTAGGACCAGAGGCACCGCAAAAAAACGATAAGTTTGGTATTAAAATTAGGGGTGCATTTAACTCGCGCGACGAAGCTGCTGCTCATGCAAAACGTCTTCAAAAAGAAGATGCGACTTTTGATATTTATGTCGTCGATATGTATAAATGGTTGTTAATTCCGCCGGATAATCTCAAGATCGAAGATGCGCACTATGCGGATGAAAAGCTCGAGGAATTGATGTCGGGGTATAGAGAAAACCAGGCACAAGCCGCCGCTATGTTTGCTGAACGTAAGAGGGATATGATGGCTGTTAAGGCACCCAGTACCGATACATATTTTAAGAGCGGTGACGAAAACTCGAAGTTTTATACGAAACCTGATGAACCTCCGATTAGTCACCCCGGTGAAGTATTGGAACGTCTCCAAAAGGAAAAACCGGATGCGGATATGGAAGATCTCGTCAAGGAGGCAGATGAGATTGTTGCACAGGAAATCAAGGAAAGACAGGAAAAACGTGAAGCTGAAGCGAAGGAAGCGTTGGAAAAGGAGGCTAAGGAAAGAGGGTTTAATTCTATAGAAGCCATGCAAAAGTTTGACGATGAAAAGGTTAAAGCTGAAGCTAAGAAAACTCAAGTTGAACTTTCGGAACAGGCACAGATTAAGGAAGACGATGGTAAAGATGAAGAAGAGGAAGTAACATCTAAAAATAAAGAAAATGTAGACCCGGAGGAGGCGTAAATTAATTTTGTTATTTAAATGTAAGTATGTTGAGTATTATATTAAACATAATCACCATTCTTATTGTTATTGCAATAATCATTTTATTTTTAAAATTGTACTATACTAACGTAAAAAATAAAACGGAAGAAAAAAATGTTACTGCATCTGATATAGTTCAGGATATTATCAAAGATCCCTTGGTTGTAAGTCGAGCGTATTTTACTGAACCTCAAACCGGTAATATAGGTACGTTCAAAGGACAACAAACCCAATCTCAATACGATTGGATAAGTGGTAAAACTATCCGGGTCGAAGAATAACTGGTTGCATGGTTTTTCCCATGAAAAATCCTAATAAGAATGCAACAAAAATAATAACATACCCTGTTTTATCTATGTTTGAAAAGATATCATTTTTATCTTGTATTGGTAAAGGCGGGTGGTTATAATATACAGGTGGTGGTTGTACGTGGTCGTAATAGGTTTCGTTATGATTATGTTCATCATTACGTTCTTCTAATTCATCACTGTTTTTATTTATGAATTCGTCTGGGTTATACTCAATAGGTGTACCAACTTCAGCTTCCATATATAAAAAAAGTATCTATTTTTTTAAGCTCATTATTACTCATCTTCTTCTTCTTCCTCTTCTGAATATTCTTCATCTTCGTCTGTATCGTCAACAACAAACCCTTTTAAGTTTCCATTTTCATCTTCATCCGGGTCAGTTTCGTATTCGGAGTCTTCCTCGTCATTATCTGTACAAAAATCTTCATCATCCGATTGTAATAAATCCACATCTGAATCGTATTCGTCGTCCCTAAAATCGTCTTCAACTTCTTCAAATAATTCTAATCGTTCTGGCGCTTTAGAAATTCTCCCGGATCTTGTTCTTGTTCTTGCGACCATAGTATAATTATTATACAGACATTTCCTTTAACTATTTTACTCACTTTCACGCTGTTCTATAACGTCATACAAATACTCAAATAACGTTCTTAAATCGCTAATAATAGTATCTATATTCTCTAATTCGTCCGTATCACCTGACATAGAACTGAGCGATATTTCGTTTAAATTTTCTAGTGCCCTGTTTAAATATCTCCTCGATAATTCGGTAGTTGTCCTGTATTCGAGTGCTAATTTGATATTTTCAACGAATTCGCTATGTATATCTTTATTTAACCCTGAATATTTATAAGATTGTCTTACGAGTTTATTTATTTCTGATACGATATTGTTATCGGTATCTTTTACAATTAAAGAGGATGCAAAGTATATTACAATAGCTAGAACTACTATAGCTATCATTACGTATCTATAATTTAGATACTATTTTTTCCGGGAGAAAATGTTCGCGGGTGGTACATTTACAAACTTGTTGAATTTTATTTTTTGTTATTTTAAAATCTGTATTGTGAGTGTTACATTCACTACACGTATACGTTGTGTGTACTAAATACTCTTTAGATTTAGATTTAGGTTTAGTTTTAGGTTTACTTAATTCTATACTTTTTACATTAAATGTAACGTCATTTTTTACCACATGTTTATTTATAAACTCTAGGAGTATAGTATTTATGCTACTATCTATATGAGTGTTTTCGTTATCACTTTTATTTTTGAAAAAAGATTTATTAGGTGATACATACTTTTTAACTGTACCATCTTTGTATAAAATATCTACAATTTTAGGCGGTAATTGATGTCTTTTACCTGTAAAATCTTTACAAAACCCATAATGTCTCATTATGTCAGTAGTCGAAAAACACTTTTGTGCTATTGTTTCTCCCAATATATGGAACCATACGTGATTAGAATTATGGTTACATTTTTTATTTTCACAATAGAAAGAATTTGTTGAAACTAGAAACTGATTATTACATTCAAACATTTTCGTGATACGCGAAGTTGTTTGCCCTTCGAGGTGTTTGTTTATAAAGTTTTGTAAAAGACACATAACTTCCTGGTCTTTGAATTCGTTTTTTATATCCATTTGTGTAAAAGATTCTTCATTTGTTTGAAAGACCGTTTTTCCTTCTATAATATTTGGTTCTGTATTTTGGCTACGTATAGTTGCCATGTGCAAAAGTTTAACATCTGGGTGTGGTAATATAGTTTCGAGTAAAGTGAAAGGACCTTTACCACCTTTATAAATGAAATACGGTAAGTATTCACCTTGAACAACTTTTCCTGTGTTATTACATTCTTTACACCCTTTACCAGAACACTTTTCATGTTTAGCACGTTTATGTGAAAAAGGCATACGAAAACCACTTCCTTTTGTTTTTCTATCGGAACTACCATATACGGCCGAATCAACAACGTCTTCCCATTTTACTGAACCGTATACTAAATTTAGAGTATCTATGACGTGTTCTCGTATAGCTATTGCTGAAGATCTATTTACTATAAAACCTTCCCAGTTTATATGAATACCTGTTTTAATTAAATTATGCGAAGCTTGTTTTGGTTCTGCTATAGATATTAAGGCATTTCCTGCACCTTTAAACTTGCTAACTTTATCACAAATAATTTTACATATACTTTCTATCTGATTAACGGTTAATTCAGTTTCATCTTTATAATCGAGATCTATAAAAAAGTTATAATTTTCCGTTTTTTGCTCGACAACAAAAATCTTTTCACCTAAATTATATACTTCTACACATTTTTCGTAAAAATCATTCAATCTATCAAATGGCACGGATAGGACACCACCGTCCATGAGCACATGTGATACATTGGAGTTGTTTAAGAACCCCTGTTCTCTACACCAGTGTTTAAACATGGTATATACTTATAAGGTATTGGTTTTATTTTTTTATATTCATTCACTATCGTAGTGATGACGCCAAAGTGTTTTTCTAAACGAGATTTCTGGATACTGTTCCTGTTCTGATAAAGATTTTTTCAAAACGAGTAGTTCATAAACTTTATCGTCTTTATGTAATTCTGCGTACCTTTCTGCTTTATCCTGTGTGTACCCGTGTCTTTCGACGAGTAATTCCTGTATTTGAGATAGTATATAAGCCTTGGACTTCATTATTTAATAGAGAAGGTTTTTCTATTAACAGAAGTTACACACGCGTAAAATTCTGGGTTATTGAGTACGTTTTTAACTATACGATCCCACTGTTTTTTCGTGTTAAACTCTGATAAGGTTTCAAAATTCATGAAATCATTTTCATCATGGGTTCTTTTAATGGGTAATTTTTGTATTTTTTTTAAATTTGTTTTTTGTTTTTCGTCGTTAAACTTCTTGACGAGTTCGTTTTGTTCTTGTTGTGTATAATTTACGAAAAATATGAACACGTTATATTCTAATTCCACATCTGGACTTTCTTTTACTACAAACTTGAAGTCTGTATATTCACCTTTCTTAAGATTTACGACTCCTCTCGTTTCTTCGTCTAACTCTCGTAAGGCACACCTAATAGGATTAGGTATTTCTTTTCTTCTACACCCTCCGGTAACGAAAATCCAATCTTTGAATCGTCGGTCTCGGACAGTCAGGAACTTTGGTTTATGACCCGTAAACATTACGGGAATAGCTATAGCCTTGTACTTTTTCATTGCGCGATTGCAAGTTATAATAGAGCGATATGATTATTCTGAAGATTCTTCTTCGCTATCTTGATTTTCTTCAAAATCTTCGTCGACTTGGGTTTCTTTTACAGTATCTTTTTTAACACATTGTTCAATTTTTTGGGCTGGTCCTGGGACTCTGACGGGTGTTATTTGGGACAAAAATGAAGATATTTTACCATTCATTCCCTTAACACTTTCCATTTCTTCCCTGGTCGTTTTAAGCTCTTTATACATATAAATAGATGCTGCGATACACATTATAATAGCAACAATTATTGCGGTTTCACGATCGAATGTAAACATTGTATATTAAAAGTAGTATTTATGTTTTTAAGTTCGTATAATCGCGCCCATGTGTACACCGTTTTCTTTTGGACACTCGTATCCCATTTGAGCAAATTGAATCTCCTGGTAATGGCCATCTTTACACTCCGCGTTTTGTACGGGTTGTTCGTGTTTAGAGTCGATGAGATGATTCAAAGTTCCGGATTTAGGATCGTATGTAATAATAAAAATGAAAGCTAGTAAAAAAACTAATTGCCAGAACATTTATAATAAGTGGCTAAATTAAATTAGTTCGAGTACATCAAACCACCCATACCGTTTTCGATACGGAGGATGTTGTAACCAACGGCATACATATTACCCGTGAAGGTGTTAGTATCTTGAACAAATCTCGCAGAGTCGAGTCTACTAAAGTTGAGCGTACCTGTTGGTTGGAGTTTGGACGTGTCAATACAGAATGGTTGTAAAAATTTATTATCTGCGTCGTTATCGACATTCGAGTTTGGACAGTGGAAATAAACTGGGGCTTGTGTAAAGTGTGGTTTGGCGACCTTAAAGTCAGAAACGTCCGTACCGTTAATTTGGAGTTTGATAGAACCAGCGGCGACGCAATTTAAAGCAGCTATTTTACCATCGGAATCCACCTGAGTACCAGCAATAAACTTAACTGGATGGTTCAACGGGAGTTCTTGAACCTTACTGTTGGATGCGACAATAGAAGTTGTTTGTGTGATGAGCATGTTTTGTGGTGTAGACGATAAAACTGTGCGTTCATCTGTATCGAGGTGGATGAACTGGGTGTATACTTCTGGGCTCGTAACTATAGTATCACCCCACGTAATTCTTAATTCAACATCGTGGTATTGGAGCGCGACCAATGGGATCGCAGATTGGGCGTTTTCGCAAAACGAAAACCTGAGTGGGTAAAACCCTCGGGATGGTGTTTCGGCAGAAGCAATAAGACCACCTGCTTTGGTACTACCTTGCGAAAGGGCCCATGGGGCGACGTATTGGGAGAATGCAGCATCTTGTGTGTCGATGACTTGACCACCGATCAAAAGTTCAACTTTTGAAATGGATTTCCACCAAGCTCCAGATGCTGTAGAAGTACCAGCCCTTGGTGAAATGTAGACGTAGCCGAGCATATCACCTTTACGCTCGAACCTGATGGTAGACATACCTTTAGCGACTGGGTTGCCCTGGATAGTTTGTCTTTCGACAGTTTGGGCAAAGTTTGTGTGACGTTTATAGTTAGATCTAAAAAAGGAAACTTCGGGTTGACCGACGAGGTGCGCATCTTGGGCACCGATTGCAACGAGTTGGGCTATACCTCCAGACATATTTTATATTATACTAAGGTTTTATTTTTTTATATATCATCCGTGAAATTTGTATGATGTTTTTTAAGTTCAGTGTATAAATGGGATATCATACTCGTGTTTGATGATTCTAAATCAGTAACATCTGCAGTGACGAGATGAGAGTTTATCGAAGTTTTCCCCTGTGTTTTTGCATCTTTACTGATATGGTAATCGAAATAAGATGTTAATATATATGTGTTTGAGTTCGAGTCTGAAGGATAGTTATCCACATGAATATTGACTTTTCCATTACTATTTTTTCGTAACCCAACGTAATATTCGGATAAGACTATACCGTTATTTAAACTTTCAGATTCTGTAATTATTATACCCATTATTATATACTTTATAAATTATAATTATAATTATTTAAACTTTTAGACGAATTGACTTAATTTATTTTCAAGTGCTTTTATTTTAGAGTTAAGTTCTTTTATAGCTTCTACAAATATACCTGCAATGTTCCCATACGCTATACCATACCCTGATTTTTCTGAACCAGATACAGCTTCTGGTAACACTTCGAGTAATTCCTGAGCAACTAAACCTGTGTATGCTATACCATCTTTTTCATACGTGTACCCATTTATTTTTTCTATTTTAGAAACTGGGTCTTCTATAGTTTTAAGATTTTTCTTATCTCTCGCATCGGAATATGCAGTAACATTTCCAGATGCGTATATATCACCCACAACATGGAATTTATGAGCTGGACTCGTTGTCCCTATACCCACGTTCCCCGTATCATATTTTATTACCATTTTAGAGTCTGTTAGATCTGCATTTGCATCATTGGCAGTTGAATTTTCCAAACAAAAGTGTAAATCGGACCGACTATAACTACCAGCACCATCGGCTATTATAGCTGCTTTAAAACCAGAAGATGAGCTTGTACTATTTGGTGTACCTAGAAGTAGTCTCGCGTTATTGTGTTCGCTTTTGTTTGTTACGACTAAATCTGCGTAACTACTATCGCTTGAAGTTGAACCACTAACAACGGTCATTCTGTGTCCCGAACCTATATCAGTATCATCGCCTACTGTTACTTCACCACCTGAATCAACATGTAATCTTATTGTACCAGATGTTTGTAATTCCCATGTATCGTTACCTGGAAACCCAAACTTTGTATTTGTATCACTTGTGTGTGTAATATAATCAGCAATGTCACCACTAAAACTACCACCACTTACCGTTGTCCATGACATCGCACCCCCACCACTCGATGTAAGTACTTGTCCACTCGAACCCGAAGAACCATTTGCACGTAAACCACCTGTTATGTTCGCATGACCTATAACGTGTAATGGGTAA